ATGCGCTCGGCTTCCGTTATCAGAAAAGCCCAAGCGGGCGAAGTATTGCTCTATAGATACTTTTAGTTGACGTAGTTCGAATGGTCTCATTAGCATTTGCAGCGTTTAGCTCTGCCCTCGTTGTAATTGGTTAATATCTTGGTCATTGGCATAGTGTAGTGCTTGTGGTCTGAAAGTCTCTTAAACTTCATCTCACTCGCCCATTCCACTAAATTGTCATCCTTGTCTTGGATTATGGTGTAGTCCACCACAAGGTAGTCTGTGCCGTCAACAGAGAAACATTCGTACTTCTGAAAGGGAGATAGAATCTGCCTCATAGATTGTCCTCTATTATCCCTTGCAGGCGTTGTATCTCGTAGTGCATCTGCTCGCTATCAACTCGCAGCTTGGCGTTGGCAAGGTACATCTCGTTCATCTTGCCTTCGGTAAATTGGCGATAGTCAATAAACTGCTGAAGTAGTAGGTCTGCGTAGTGGCAGCTCATAACGTGGTGCAGGATGTCATCTTGTACTTCTCTGCCTTTTGCTTTGTCTGCTGCTTGCTGCGCCAACCACATCGCAGTACCTGCAAGCATCAACTGCTTCTCCCTTATGTAAAGGTCGTGGGAGTCATCAGAAGGGTACATCGCTTGCAGGTGTTTCATCCATTTTAATTGGCAGCAAGTTACGGCCGTTTATCACAAAGCCAACATTACCTAACACGCTCTGCAAGATTAAGGGAGTTTCAAGGGGCGTGATGCGCCCTCCCGATTCCATCTCCTTGACCTTACGAACGTGGATATGGGTGTAAATCCAATCGGTTTCGTGTGCAGCGAATCTGTGTATCACGATTACGCAGTCCGACCTGTTGCCCCACTTACCGCCACCTTCAATGTCTGATGTGTTTGGCGGCATCGCCATCCCCTCGTACTTGTGGCCTTTGTAGAATGTCTTGCGCATTGCTTCGGTTACAGGGTGTGCGTTGACTATTGTGGTGACGTTGTTCTGATGCGCAAAGACCCGAAGGGCAGAGGCTACCTCGTAGTGATACTCGTGCATCCCTGTCTTGCCTAATTTCTTTTGGTCGGTTGATAGTGAGTTGTATGGGTCAATTAAGGCACCTGTGTAGTTCCATTCGTTCTTGATGGAGTTCATTATCTCAAGAAGTTCAAATGCGGTAAATAGCCTGTTGCCGTCTATGAATTGAAAGTACTCGTTGATGAAGTCCAACTTGCGGAACATCATTCCCTCATCAATTCCCTGTATGGGTTTGCATACCAAGAACTCAATGAGCTTACGCTTAAGGCTTGGCACTTCGTTCTCTGCGGAGTATATCAGCCACTTCTTGCCGAAGTTATACGACTGCAAGAGCATAAGGTATAGAAGCGTGTGGGTCTTGCCTACGTTGGCGTGGCCAACTACGACTACAAACTCACCTTCTTTTAGGCGCAGGTATTGGTCTACCTCATAGACACCGAGCTTGCCCGTGTCGTAGTACTTGCCCTTGAGGGCGCGTTGGAGGTATGGTAACGAAGACTCGTTAGATAGTAGGTCGGGGTGTATCATTGATTCTGATTGGTTAGCAAATATAACAAAATAGTTGACATAAAAAAACCCCTCCGTAGAGGGGCTTCACACAACGACCTATTAAAAACCAATCAGAAAGGGTCGTTGCGATTTGCGAAATGCTCGGTGTGTGATGCAGGGGCAGCACTCTGCCCTGTCATCCAAGCGTTAAAGGTCTCTGCGTTGGCAAGGATGGTGTTGACATCGTGTTGCGCTGCACAAGCGTACTCCACCGCAGACTTCAAAGCAACCTGTCGGATGATAGAAGCAGAGCGGTCATCGTTGCTTTTAGGGGAAGATGGAGCTGATTGGGTATAGCCTCCACCGCCAAAAGCATTGGCACGTTGGATTTTCACCGTACCCTTTTCGTTCTTGGTGTACTCCACGTCTTCGCCTACGGCATAAGGAGGGGTTTGTGATTTGGCAAAGGCAGTACCGAAGTCTCCGTTGTCGAAGCGCACCTCAAGCTTGAATAAATCTTGCCATTGGCCTGTGGGTGTGATTGAAATAATTTTTGACATAATAGATTGGTTTTAGATAAATAGAATTGATTGCTGCTGCAAAACCTCAATACGAGCTTCAAGCTCTTGTATCTTGTTTTGAAGTGCTTGGATTTGTGCTTGTTGCACTTGCACCATTTCGGTGTAAACGTCTGAAGAAAAAGATAAAGTCATAACTGATTGGTTTTAAGTTATGCAAATATACAACTAATTATTCTACAATCACTCCCTCAAAAATAATTTCTGCGGTGTCTTTAGCAATGGCTTCGCTATGTACGAGTATAATTTGTTTCACATACTTTGGGCTATCGTCACGAATAGCTCCCCACTTCTTGAATGCGTCAAGCGCAAACTTCACCGCCATAATAGAATTGTCTACGTCATACCTGTAATTCACAAGGCAGGTAATGTGTACGTCTGTTATTTGTACGCAGTCCATTGCGTAAAGCTGCTCAAGAACTTCATCACAATGTTTGTCCTTTGCATTTTTGCGAACTGTCCAATGCCTTGATGCGTAGAATGCATTTAGGCTCGGAACCTTGCCTACGACAATCTTGTAGCTTTTCAATTATCGGGTATCAGATAACCGCATTGTATGGCGAAGTGCAGGTCTATCTTGGCAATCTCACCGAGTAGCTCTTGTTCTTTGTACTTCGCCTGTTGGCGAGCTTGGTATGTGGCTTCGCAGTTAGACATCAGCGTAGCACACTCCTCAAGGATGAAGTCAATCTTCCTGCGTTTGGCAGGGTTAGTATAGTACTGCATATTTTCCTGTTGTTGTTTGGCTTCCTTCGCTTGTTGCGCTAATGGTTTGCTGCTCATCTTGGCGTTCAAGTTCAAATTGTAGGTGAGCGATGGCCTTGCGGATGTCATCGCAGATAGGATTATGCGGTTTCTTGCCTGCACGCATTAGGTAGGTGAGGGCAGTTCCAAGATTGTAATTATCAGGTTGGAAGTCCATCACCACATCCTTCGCCTCTATCTTCAACGTCTTGCCGATGTAGTACTTTGGTGTCATTAGCCAAAGGTACATCATCCCAATAAATGTAGATGTGGTCATTCATTATTTAGAATCATTACAAATTAACATAAGTACTTGCGTATGTCAATTTTATTTTGTTTTTTTTACAAGTTAACTTGATTAGTTACTTAACTTAATCAATTTTCAAGTTGATATTAGTTAGTAGTTAGTCAACTTTTAAGTTAACCAAACAACTTAAAGAAAAAGAAACTAAACAAAGAAAAAGAATAGAATCTTTGATTTGCAGGCTTCAAATACCTCAAGGTATAGAACTATACCCTTTCGCATATAAAGTCGCTTAAAATGCCTCTAATGTATCTTAAAGCGTATAATTACTCCAATAGTTTATCTATCCACTTCTTTACGAAGTACGCAGCAACCAAAACAAGGGCAAGCATCGTAAGCCCTCCCTCCAAAGTCCATCCCCTCTGCTTCTTCTCCTTTGTGAGAATCTTGGTTTGTGTCACTCGGATGGTATCGGGCAAGCAGGTTGCCTCAACGTACACCTTTCGGTCTATGTACTGAAGCTGCAACCTTACCTTGTCTTGGTAGATGGTCGTGTCCTTGTAAAGTTCCAACGTGTCGGTCAGGTACTTTGTCTTGGTGACAATCACCGTATCCCTTACAACTACACTCTGCAGGACGGGTTTCACAGAAGCGCAACTGCTAACTACCGCAAGAGTCGCAGCCATCGGGAGAATCCACATTGCAAGTCGGTTGGGGTTTAGTTTCAAGGGAGTCAAGCCATTCATCAAAAGAGGAGGTATTTAGTTTTGCCATTGTGCTTTACTGCTTTTAGGATTTGTTTTCGGTTCTTGCTACTTGAGTAACTAACGTGAACCCACGATGGCGCAGTATCAGAGCCAAATTCCCAAATCAGTTGGTCAAAGTCTAAATTGTCCTTTATCCAATGGAACAACACATCGTTGCCTCCATCAAACTTTAAGTCAGCCGCTTGCCCTTGAACGTGCTGCGAGGTCTTTGCTCCCCCTACTTTGCTATTCACCGCAGGGCTGCGGTATGCACTCGTTACTTTTACCGCACCTAATGCGTCTCTCGTGGGTTGTAAGACGTTTTCTGCAAGCGCACGGAGGTTGGGTTCCAAGTGCTTGGGTAAAGCGTTAGGAAGCCCTGTTTTTGTAGCAGTCAGTTCTTGGAGGGTAAAGTTCTTGGTCACGTTTTCAATATCAAAAGTTGGACATTTTACACATTATGCGCATTTGAGTTTACACTTTGCACTTTTTGCATATTGGTAATGTATCTTTAATTGCACAATTTGTAGTCATAATGTACAATAAAACGTACATTAACAGGTAAAGTGCGCCTTAATGCACATTTTAACGACCCTGTGACTTGTAGGGCTTGGCGTAGTTCTTACTCGCTTTGTTGGCAGACGCACTCTTGGAATGCTTGCCTCGCTTCTTGCTCTTACTTATTCGTTGGCTTACCGCCTGTTGCTTCGCCATCTTTAGGGTCTTTTAGAAACATAAGGGCGAATGCACCCATCATAAACGCACTCACCTCCGTGAGCGTGGCCTTCTCGTAAAACACAAGCACAAAACAAAGGCCGATGATTATCAGCCCAAGTAGAGTAGTCTTCGGGTTACCGAAGATGCGCTCAATTAGCACCTTTGTCCTTCTTGTAGTCCCTTCGCCACTTCCAAAGAGTGTACGCAAGTGAGGTTACAAGTACGGCTAAACCCAACATTTGGTGGGCGTAGCTTACGAGAAGTCCTGCTCCCGTTAAAGACCAAGACGTGATTACGCTATCAGCCGACTCCTTTGTCATCTTTGTTTAGGGTGTTCTCGTATGCAGATACCAAGACACGAACCTCATCTAATTGCATTAGTAGATTCGCCTCTTGCTGCTTCAATGCCTCAAGCCGTTGTTGTAGGTGTTCCATCAGTAGGGGGTTTTAATTCCCTGCTAATTTACGCTTCTTCGCCTTCTGCTACAACTTCTGCAACAGGTGCAGGAATCATTGCCCAAGCATCGTTGGCAAGGGTGCGGTAGTAGCCATCAACTCCCAATACCTCATCGGCAGCAGGGTCGTTAACTGCAAGCACGGTGCGCCAATAAGATGAAGCGATTACGGCTCCGTCTTTGGTTACGTCTGTCGTTTTGCGGACTGCGATAGTTCCGTCAAGGCTGACGTTGAATTCGCTGATGTAGATTACTTCTTCAATCATTTTTTTGTTGTTTATTGTTTATACGAAGTAGGTAAAATTGATAATGACTTCGCTGTTGTTTGCAAAATTTGCATCATCTAAAAAAGTTGCTGCTCCTAATGTGGTAATTTCCCAAAATTCAACACTTGTAGAATTTACCTTACCTACTGCTTGATGCTGATTTAAGAAGGTTACAGAATTAAGCCACAAAGACGCAGTAGATAAATTACTTTGACTATTAGCAATAGTAAACGGCAATCCCGTAATGTTTGCAGCACCCGAAGAACTTCCTTTGCTTGATAAAATTAAATATCCATTCACCGTTACTTGTCTTCCTATCTTGGTATAGGTTCCCGTGTTGGCATTGTAGGTAACGCCCGCAGACGCACCACCAAATGAGATACCCATAGTCCAAGTGCCCTCTTCGTAGTCATCAAGGGCGTTGGCTGCTGCGGTGTCCCCGTTAAACTTCAGCCCGTCAGAGTCAATTCTTACACGCTCAACAAGCGATGTGCTTGAAGCAGCAACCGTCTTAATTGCAAGATAAGTTGGCGCACTACTTGCACTCCAAGCGTCTGTTGTAAATGATTCTATAGCTGCTCCGTTGACGTAGGTTGTTCCCGTGCTATAAGCACTAAAATTCAAACGACCAATTTGCGTACCTGCTGAAGAAGGGATTATATTACGACTTGAATTAAAGCTTGAAAATGAATTTAGGGTAGTCACCGTGATGTCACCATCTAATACTTGCAGTTTGCTGACGGGCGCACTCGTGCCGATGCCTACGAGGCCTGCTGCGGTGGCGCGAAGACGCTCAACGCCTGCGGTGCTAACTGCAAAAGTTCCATCAGCAGGATAGTCAATAGTTGCCGTTTGACTTACTCCACTACGACCTAAACGAACAACCGCACCATAAGCACCAACACGCTGAAATAAAGCGGCATCATTGTCAAACGAAGCATACAATACGTTCTGACCGCTATTAAAGGTAGATGTTCCCGATACTGCCAAAGTTCCTGCGATAGAAGCAGCAGTCGTTGACAAAGACAAGGTTGAGTCATTACCCAAACCATCGCTTAACGCCTTTAGCGTACCGCTAATCGGCCCGTTGTCCGTAACCTTAATAAGGCTATCGTATGTGTCCTGTGGGGTTGTCCCCGTTAATGTTGTTCCCATAATTAGCTATTCCAAGTTGTTGACCAAGTGTTCCAAATTTCTACTATTGACTGCCAAACCTCCTGCTCGTTAGCACCATAAAGGTTTGTAGTCGGATGGCCATAAGACAATGGCTGAACCATACCCCAAGAGATACTATTCGTTGCAGCAGCTTGACCCCAATAGATGTCATTGTTTGCTGCTCCCTGTCCCCAATCGCCTTGTATGCCCATTGTCTAAATAACTCTTTAACTTCACGATGTTGCTGCGCTTGGGCGTGTAGGTCTGTTTCTTGCTACTCATAACACCCAAGATGCAAAGTTCGCATCCGTATCAGGGTAAACGTCTGCATTGTTGTTTGAGTTGTATTGTGGGAATGAGGCTTGGTTGTAGCTCATATATGTGATGAACCTATCCGTATAATACTGCGCTAAGTCACGAGCCTTGCCTACCAAATAGTCAACCTCAATCTTTTCTGCGGTTGTGCTATTCTCGGAGTTGTGCTTGAATACCCCACCGTTGCCGATGGTATAAGCAGCAAAAGGCAAGTACTCCACCATAGCCCAATGGATAAGCATCGGCTGAAGGTAGTCGTTTACAAGAGCGAGGTAGGGATTGGCAAGAGTATTGGCGATGATGTCATCGCTTATCTTGTCATACAACTTTGTGCCAGTATAGTTTTGGATGTGTATCTCCTGTGCTATCTTGATGAACTGGATGAACTTGTCCGTGTCCACG